TCAGGTTACGGCCTACCACTTGGCCAGGCACTCGATACGCACCATGTACGCATCGTTCAGGATAGCGGCGCCCTTGCACATCTTCCAGCCTGCGGTAGCACGCTGATGCAAGGGGTCGCTGTTGCCACCGGCGGGGTTGTAGTAGGTCGCCGCAGCGCCCTTCAACTTCACCACACCGTATGCTTCCTTGGCCAGAATCAGACACGAGTACACGTCAGCCGCCGTGTCCGTCGCGCTGGTGGCCCTGAAGACAGAAGCAGCCGTAGGGCCGCTCGTAGCCGCAGCACCGCTGTCGGGCCACACCTTGGCCAAGGTCGAGGTCAAGAACCGGATGTTCCGGTACTTGCCGATCTCGGTCGGGTAGGCCACGTTGCCGGCCGCGTACTTCTCACGAGGAATCCACTCGGCGCCCAGTTCGTCGGGCAGGTCGTGGGCCACATGAGGGTGTACGATGGCCACATAACTGGGGCCAATCGGCTCGGTGGCGATCTTCCTGCTCGCGTTCATGGTCGGATGAAAATACTTCGCATCCGCGCCTTCGAGCATGGTGATCGCCGTCTTGAGCTGTGCGGGATGAATCACGTCGGCCGTGTTCACCCTGGCCGTCAGAATGGTAGCACCAGCGGCCACGCGCAGGAAACTGGTTCCGGCGTTGATGATATCCCTGGTAAGGATATCCGCCGTTTCAGCAGCCTGCTCGGCCAGACGCTTGGTAGTGATCGAAAGCACCGGGTCAGGGTGCATCCACTTCACGACATCGGTGATTCCCACCCAGTCACCGTACCAGTACACGGTGCCCAGGACGTTCTCGTAGGCCATGTTTTTGCCTGCGGGAGTAACTGACTCGCTCAACGGAACGACGTTGGGCGGAAGTTTCTTCCATCTGCGCCACAGGACCTGCTCGCCGGTGTTCTTGGGCAGCGCGGTCGGCATACCGAACCGGTCATGGACCAATGCAGGCATAGCCACGCTCAAGAACACCTTGTTGTACCAGGCTCGCGTCAACTTTGGCATCGTAATGTCAACTTCGTTGGTCGCCCGATATTGTGCGAGAGTTTGCATCGTTCACCTCCTTCTAGGTGTCATATCCTTCTAACCTTTCCAGATGGGCTAAAACCTCCTCAGCGGAAAGGCTATTCAGCCGGTCGATCTTCGCCTGCTCGCTCAATTCACCCGGATCGCCCTGAGTAACATCAGTCGATTCGCTGTGATGGCGGGCAGCACGAGGGCTGACCTGCTGTTGATTGCTTCGTCGTGGAGCAGCGAACGTACCGCGTTCCTGTAGCTCCTTGGCCAGAAGTATGGCCCCTGGCAGCCTGTCGCCGTAAATGGCGCGGTCTTCGTCTGACATGTTTTTCAGTTCCTGGCGCAAGACAGACACGTTCTCGGGCTTGAACCCGGGGACGCGCTTGCTGATGAACTCGCCAAGCTCCTGATCGTAAGCTTTGTCGATCATGGGTTGTACGTCTTGGCGAAGTTTCTCAACTTCCTTGCCAAGCTTCTGGCTCACGAGGTGGTTGACAATCGGATCGAGATATTCCACGGCTTCCTGGTCTATCTCGGGCGCTTCTTCGGCCTCAACAGGCGGTTGCTGGTCCTCGCGTAACATGCGCTTCACCAGGGCATCATTCTGCTCTTGCAGGCGCTTGTTCTGCTCGGCCAGCTCCTGAATCCTGTCGTACCTGCCCGATGGTTCCGGTTCGGCCTCGGGTGTGGTAGGGGCCTGTTGCTCCTCGGCGGGCGGCTGGGCATCCTGCTCGGGCTTGGTCTCGCCTCTGGGGGCCTTCTTTTCCAGCCCCAGCAGTTCGTCGATGCTCGGCGGTCCCTCCGGTGGAGCTAGGGTCTCTCCCAGCCCTCCGGTGGTCGGCTCCTCGGGTTCCATTGTCGTTACCGGCTCGGCAGGTTGCGGCTCCTCGTTGGAGTCTTCGGCTTTCTGCTCGTCCGGTTGCGGCAGTTGGTCTGCGGGGAACTCGTCCGGTAGCTCGTCTACGAGCTTTTCCATCTCTTTCAGATCGTCAAAATCACCCATGTCAGTCCTCCGTGTTTATCGCCCCGTCAGGCGTAGGTTTTGATCTTCCGTCCAACCAACGGAAGATGATGTCGTCTTCGTTGGCTGCTCCATCTTTAAACGCTCGCTTGAGGGGCCACTCAGGTCCCTCTACTGGTTCGGGGTCCGTGTTACTGGACGACCGTCTCTCAAGATATCGGAACAACGGCTCCAAGAGACCCTGCGCTCGGGCCGCCTGAAGCAGCGCCTGTTCCTCCTTCTGCCTGTCCACTATTAACCGCCTCCATCATCGCCTGTTGCTGTTGCGCCAGGCGCCATTGCTCCAGCTCTTGCTGGTATTCTTCCTTCGTCTTGACGATCTCGCCGGCCTCGCCTAGAATCTCGGTCATCAACTGGCGCCACAGTACGTCGGTGTTCACTGGGCTTGGTACGCCGTTGGCCTCACGCTGCTCGGCCATCTGCAAGGCCATCATCAGTTCCTGTATCCGCTGTTCCTTTTCGGCCATCAGCTTGCTGCCGCGAGCTATGACCAACCCACCGCGCCTGATGAACTCCAGGGGCACGTCCACCTCGACGAGCCTCTTATCCTGGGTCACCCGGGCTATCTGGTCTGTGGTCAGATACTGGGCGCTCATCTCAATGAACGTGGTCAAGGCTTCAGAAATCAGCTCCTCCTCGAAATCAGCCACATGCTGGCCCAGTTTGGCGTTCAGGATGCTCGTGTTTCTGGCCGTCATAGTGGCCGTCTCGTCGGACTGGCCGCTGGTATCGACCGCACCGGTGATCCGCTCGAACCGGGCGATGATTATTTCCAGTTCTTTCATGCCCAAAGGCACACCCTGGAAGTTCTTGACGATGGGTGTAATGGCGCCGGCATCTGTCACGTAGTGCTTGACCCCCGGCCCGCTGGGCTTCATCACGCCATCAGCGAGCAGGTCCTCAACCACCTCAAACTCCGGTTGGATTGTGGTGTTCACCGCGTCGATGGTCTGGTTATGCACGGCGTTGGCTGAATCCTGCTCGTCCAGGGCCTTCTCGATAGGCCCTATGCCGTACACGGCGCCCTCGACCAAGCCCAGCCTGGCGTTCCATATCATCGGCCTGCCGCTGTCCAGGGCTGTAGGTTCGGCACGTATGATCGTACCATCGTTGGCCAAGGTGACGATCCAGTTCTCGTACAGGCCCTTTTCTCCGTGGGGGCCGTTAAGCTCGAAAGTTCCGTGCTGTTCCTTGAGGTGAACCTTGTCCTTGTTGTGCGGAAGCTGCATCCCTAGCGCGAGCTTTAACATGTGCTCGCCGTCGTTGTCTTCCTGGCGCTCCTCGCTCTCCATGTCCTTGATCTGGTCCAGGTTGCTGTAAAGCCGGTAGCCGTCTTCGCTACGCTTGGCCATTTTCTTCAGGTACGCCTTGGTGCGCCATGAGCGCATGATGCGCAAGGCCCCGGCCTCATCGTTTGGGTGCTGCTCCTGGACGTAGTTGAAGATGCTGCCGATCTGAAGCACCGGACCCTGGAACAGAATGTGCAGGTCCTTGGGCGGCTTGGCCGGCGGGGCGAACTGCGGGGGCGGCGGGGGCGGCTGGCCCATCAACTGGTACTGTCTGCGTATCTCCAGGTACTGACGGCCGATATCTGCGTACTCTGCGTTGTATTCTGCGGTCTTGCGCGTCCACTCGTGCATAGCGTCTGCGAACTTCTCGTAGTTGACCGCCCTGCGAACGTCCCACTTGGTCGAGCACGGGCAGTTGCCCAGAATCACCAGGGACTTGGCTGCCAAAGTAGCGGTCTTGGTGAACTTACCCTGTTCCATTTGGTACTTGAGCAGGTGCTTCATGGCCTCGGCCCACACGTCGTCAGATTCGTCAAAGCCCACGCGCCCGGGCATGATATCCAGCCAGTCCTGGTGGCCGGTGGCCGCTGCAACGATCTGAGGCGAAAGGGTATTAGCTGCATCCCACGAAAGGGCCACGTAGCGATGGGACCGTTTGGCCTGTTTGGCGTATTCAACCCATTCTTTGTCGAACGTGCACAAAAAGGCGTTGACGCAACGCTTCCAGGTCTGTTCCAGCTCGCCGCGCTCCTCCTTCATGTGCTTCCAGTTGTCAATCACAAGCTCGCGCAGCTCTTGTAGTGCGGCCCGATCTTTCAGTTCAATAGCCATCAGAAGCCTCCACCGCGCAGCTCGTCGGCTGTCACGTAACCCGTGTTCATCAGGCGCCGGCGCATGGCTCTTTTGCGCAACTGGTCCCTGGTTGGCATTTTCTTGGTCAGCCCACCCCTAAGCATGTCATAGGCGTGGTCCTCGGCGTTGGTGTCCACGTCCTCGATGTTGTTCTTGTCCCTGGGCAAGATCGGCAGCGTCCTGATGGTGTGCCGACAATGCCGCATGATCCGCAGCCTGGACTTGCCGTTGACCACCGCCAGAAACTCGTGCAACATCTGCTTTTGCTGGATGCGGCTGTCCTTGCCCTTGGGCCAGGGTTTCCAGCCCAGCGCCCGGCCGCCCAGCTCCTTGGCGATCTGAGAAGGCAGCCCGCCCTGCTCCCAGCACTGAGGGTCAAGCAAGCCCACGGGTACGTAAATCTCACTGGTGCTTTCAAACGTCTCGATTTTTCTGCGCACCTGGCTGGGCAGCTCCCTGGTGCCAACGTTAGGCTGTCCGCTCCAGCCGTACAGCTCGTGGCCAAGAATGATGTTCCCCTCGTTGTCAGGGAACAGCCACCCGCAGGCGTAGGGGGTATCGAAGCCCCAGTCCATGGACCTCCAGATGGGTCTATCGTGGGGGATGGGGGCCGGGTCGATCACATGCACGTTGGGGTCCCACTCGGGAATGGCGGCACCGGCTACGATGTTCCAGTCACCTTCTCTGAGCGCCTTGGCCAGCATCGGATCTCCGACCTCGTAGATACGGTCGGAATAGTTAGGGTCTTTCTCCATCAGGATCTTGTTGTCTTCGAGCTTGCTCGGGATGAACACGCGCCAGAACCTGTTGCCGCTCTCGGTCTCTACGTGCAGGCCCTGGCCCGGGGGCATGGGGTCGATGAACCTGGCCTTGACCCATGAATGGCCAGGCCCGCCCGGGTTGGTCGCGCACCTCATTCTTACGGGCGCACCCTTGGCCGAACGCAGACGGGTGAACATGTAGGTATACGGAAACGGCGTAGCCCACTGAGTCAGCTCGTCAAACCCGATCCAGGTGTACTGCTGGCCCTGGAACTTGTAAATGTCCATGTCTTTTTCGCAGGCCCTAAATTGCAGCACGGCGCCGTTGGGGAAGTTCCAGGTGTACTTGCTCTTGCTGTAGCACTTGTCGCCGTATACGGGGCCGAATATTTCCATGGACCGGTGGATCACGTCGTCCATATCGGGGAAGTACCTGCGGAAGTACACGCCGCGCCACGCAGGGCCGTACTCCATGCCCCTGATATAGTCACCCAGCAGGCCGTCTGTCTTGCCACCGCCTACGGCGCCGCCGTACATGCACTCTAGCGCCGGGCAGATGACAAAAGCCGTCTGCGGTCCTTCTTGGGGCTGCCATGAGATTGCGTGACTCACAGGCCCTTCCTCAATCTGCCCAGCCCGCCCTTGAGCGAGAATGTGGGGTTCTGTTTCCTGACCGCATAGGTCCTGCGGCGCTTGGGTGTCAGGCCCTTCATTGACTTGACGCCTGTCCCTTTGCCTGGAGACAGCGGCAGCATGGACTGCGGCCCACCGCGCAGCTTTTTCATCAGCGCAGCGGTCTTGGCTCTGCCTATGATCTTCTGTATCATGCTTTGCCGCCGTTCAAGACTCTGGTCGCTTTTATTTCGCTGGCAAGTTCTCGCATTTCCTTGCTTAACCTGTCGGTTGCCTGAGCGTTGTGTACGAGGATTTCCTTGAAGTCGCGCACCTCGTCGCGGTCCTTGAACTGACAGGCGAAGTCGCCTCTGTTTTTTCTTTCTTCAGTGTTTTTTGTCCACTTGTGCACGTCGTCGATCTTTCGGTAGTGCGATGGGTCTGCCTGGCACTCCAGCGGCGGGACGTTTTTCACCTTGAAAAGCGTGTAAACCTTCATCCCCAAGCTCAAGATCACGTAGGCCGTGAAAATGGCTATGCCGACGGTGCCGATGTCGTCTAGTTGTTTTGCCAGTTCGACAGCTTCCATCTTTAGTACCCCGGGTAGGATTCGTATTCAGGCCACTCACCAACACGCCTTACGATTTGATCTGTGCCCGTTATTACAATTAAATTCCACGGCTGCGTGTCGGTGCCGGTGCTGTATTGCCAGACGATCTTGGCCGTAACCGGCCCGTGTACTGGGCTCATAAAATTGCAAGAGATGGTGTCGCCACTGGCAGTAGCGTCACCAACCTTGGTTCCCAGGTTAAGGTCCGTAGGTAGCGTTGGTAAAACCGCTACGCCCCCGTCAAGCTCTGTGAAGCTGGAAACTCCCAAGCCCATCGCGGAAAGAATCTCACTGGCTGCCCCGGCCTCTATGGTCGGGTCCGTCTGCCAGAAAATCAGCGGGTAATACGTGCGCTTGGTCGGCCTCCAGGCCATGTACCTTTCGCTGATCCGGTTCAGATGAAAGAGGGTCACGTTAATGTCCGAATTGTTCGTCGGATAGTCCCTGGCGAATCTTTCGTACATGCCGCCGTCAAAGGCAGCCAGGGTCGCTGACGAATATCCAGCGTTCCCGTTGGGGACGAAGATGAAGGTGGAGTCCCCAGCGGCGGCCCTGAACGCAGCGGCAAGCGAGATGACGAAGTTACGGTAAATCGCGTTTTCCTGGGCGGCTTCTGCTTGGCTTGAACCGTAGGAGTTGGTATCTCCATCTATGTCCACGCTGTCCAGGTCGGAAAACAGCGACACGGGCAAGGCGTTAAACAGCCAGTCGCCAAAGACACCGACATGGGGCTTCAGCCCGCCCCTGTCGTTTATCCTGTCAATGTAAAAGGCCGCCAGGGAGTCGATAATCCCCGGCGCGTGCGGGTTCCAGGCGTAGTTCTTCACCCCGCCGATATCCGCGTTGATCTCTGAGGTATCTCCGTCTGCGTCGTACATCCAAAAATCATTCCTGTCGGTCATGTCCCACAGCGACTTGTAAACTGTGCCAGCATCTTGGTCGGCCCAGTCGTTGCGCACGCCGTACAGCCAGATGTAGTTCAGGGCCACAAAGTCCGGGTTTCTGACCCTGACCGAATCAACCACGGCGTCGAACTTTTCGTCTTGGTTGTAAGTGAACGGGAAGATGTAGACATCGTAGGCGGCCAAGCTGTCGTAAGTGGCCGAGGTTAAGGAGGCCCCAAACTGGTAGTTGGAGTTCGACCCGTAAACCGGCAGATCGTGGAAGATTCCAGCGAACACCTCCAGGCTGTCGGGCGCCAAGACAGAAGCCGCTGGAGGCGGGCCGTAAGGTGTGACCGAAACAGAATCGCTGAAGTCCGAAAGCTCGTTACTATCGTTCTCTGCCTGCACCTTGTACCAGTAGGTCTCGTAGGCGGTAACATCAGTGTCGTTGTAGGTGGTGCCTGCTTGCGCCTCAGTGTTTAGCGCCGTGTATGTACCACCTTCTGAGTTGGCGCGGTAGACATAATAACCTAGCAGGTCAACCTCGGTGTTTTCGAGCCATTCAAGATCAACTTCTTCTTCGCCTGCGGTGGCCTTAAGTCCTGTCGGCGCGGCAGGTGCGGTGACCTCTGGCGCATCGGCCACGGCGGAATCGGGCTCGCTGTAGGCCGACCTTTGGCCTGCGGCGTCTACGGACTGGACTACGTAGTGGTAAGTAACTCCTGCGGTCAGGCCGCTGTCGGTAAGGAATGTGTCCGTAATGGCAACGGGGTTTATTTGCTTGTAAGGTCCGCCATTGACCAGGGATCGGTGGGCGAAATAGCCCGCAAGATCGCCCTCCTCCTCGTATACGACGCCCCATTCAAGGTCTATGGCCTCTACGGCCGCAGTAGCTGTCAGCCCGGTAGGCGTATCGGGCGGCTCGTCAGGCTCGCCATCGACGTAAGCTGAAACCTCGGCGCTGTTCTCGGACCCGTTGCCCGAAGTGTCTACGGCGTTGACCTTGTAGTAGTACGTGCGCTCGGCAACAACAGCGGTATCCACGTACCCGTTTGTTTTGACCAGGTTCGTGTTCAGCTTTTTGTAGTTGCCCTGTGAAGAATCTGAGCGGAACACGTTGTATCCGGCTATATCGGGTTCGCCGTTTGGCGTCCACGAAAGGGTTACCATCAATATGCCGCCGACTGCCGAAAGTCCGGTAGGCGTAGCAGGAGCTACAGCGTCGGTCTCAATCGTGACCTCCGCTCTGTTGCTGAACGGGCTGAGGTATCCGGCGTCGTCCTCGGCTTTTACCTTGAAATGGTAGGTCTGCCCAGCGGTCAGGCCCATTGCCGTGAAAGATGTGGTCCCTGCTGGAATCAGGCCGCTGATAAGGC